GGTTCCCGCACCTGATTGGCAAGCGTTGGCAAGATGCGATTAAGGAAGCGGTGTTTGAACATCGCGACGATAGTTTCATTATGCAATACTTGTCACCGAATGTGATTCGCAAGATGGGTCTGTTCAGCGTCAATGTGACAGAAGACCTTGAGAATTTTGAAGGTCAAAAGGCGGTTGTGTCTGACATTCACGATGAGGCAGGGTACAAACAAATTCGTATCAACCTCGCCCGCAGCTACGAACGAATCAACCGTGTTCCGCAGATTGCCGTAACTGGCGCAGATCTTGAAGGCGATCGCACTCTTTACCTCGAATACATTCCGTATATGGGACGAAAGTTAGATCGCGAAACTGCTGAATCGGTCGCAGACTACATCGACTTTCTCTGGGGTTACCCAGTGGAACTAGACGACGGCGAACCAGACGAAGATTAAACAGTACCGGCGTTGATCTCAGCAATAACAGTGTGAATCAACGCTCTCATATTTGATTCGAACATTTGTCCAGCGGCAACAACTGCTTCTGATGAAGTTGGCGGGATAGTTACAGTGCCAGTAGATCCAACAACCACATCAGCAAATTCTTGATTTGCCGGTTGTCTAAAACTTGCTGGCATAAATCCGGCAATGTGTTTTTCAATATCCGAACCAAGAACAGGTTTTGGGATTGAAAGAACGCTCTCAAAACCTGGTTCGTTCTTTGAATACTTCACGACCAAAGTGTTTGTCTCATCGTCACGTGAAATGACTTCCCAGTTAAATTGCGTTGACATACTTATCCTTCATTTTAAGATACTGAACCGTACCGTGTTCCAACAACCGATACGGTAAATCCTGCTACACCAACAATTGCTGCGCCGCCTGCGCCACCGTTTGTAGCTGCCCAGTCACCTGGCCACGCAGAGCCTGCACCGCCATAGCCACCCCAGCCACCTCCAGGACCCGAGTTACCGTGTCCACTTGGAACTAATCCAGGTCCAGCGCCAGCGAATGTACCTGGATAGCTTCCGAAATTGCCACCACCGCCAGCAGAGTTGGTGCGACCTGTTCGTCCTCCACCACCGCCTGGTGAACTTACTTGAACAACAGAATAAGCACCACCGCCACCGCCACCACCGCCACCAATTGTTCCGTAGTTGAAGAGTTGAATTGGTGATGCCGCAGGCAATGTACCGGAGTAAACAATCGCTGGTCCACCTGGCAATCCATCTGTATATGGTGTGTCCATGATCACGCCAGAATATTTTCCACCACTCGTGTCATGGTGTCCGGTGTTTCCGTTTCCGCCAGCGCCACCCATGCCGATGATGTATCCATAGTTATAGATCCGAACAATACTTCCTGATGGAAGCGCGGACCCAATTGCTAATGCCGGGATCGCAGTATTATTTGAACTCACAACAATTCCAGAATTGATCGTGACATCCATTCGAACAGGAACAATCCCATCCCATCCAAGACTTGTAAGTAGTGTGATTAGGTTTAGATTAGTTGTGTCTACAGAAATTGTGTATGCCGTGGTGAACACCTTTTCTTGATTGCGAAATGTCCCAACGCTCAATGGACCAGATGGCGCAACAACTCCGTACCCGCCATCACCCTGTGAGGCAGGCACATTGACACCACCGCGATAATATTCGCTGAGAGCAATAGGGTTAGCACCACCAAAATTCGTTTGGATTGCTGAAAGACCGACGTTTGTAATTGGGACTGTCATAATGTTGTATTGCTATTCGGATTATTTAGCAGCGCTTTCAAGAGCGACGATTCGCGCTTGAAGTTCCTTGATTGCTTCGATCAGCACCGGCACCAACTTGTCATAAGCAACTGTCTTGTATTTTTCGCCTTCGAGTTCAATTGACTCTGTGACGATTTCTGGAAGAACTGCTTCAACCTCATTTGCCAGAACGCCGATATCGCGTCTGCCCGCCTTGAGTTCAGTGTGTGCGAAACCCTGCTTCCAAGTGAATCGAACGCCATTTAGCTGATTGATAATGTCGAGAGCATTCGCGATAGGTTTTACATCGCGTTTGAGACGCGGGTCAGAATACGCTGTGACGTTGCCAGCGGCAACCATATTACCAGACGGATCAGAGTACCAAGACCACACGCCGCGTGACCATCCGCCAAGACCAAAGTATCCGTCAGCACGCACACCAAGTTTCACGGCATAGGCATCATTGTAGAATGTCATACCGGCAAGATTTGCGTCGCCTGTGCCTGTTGATCGAGCAACAAAACTACCGCGAGCAACAGTATCAGAAGCCATTGTCAGACTTGATGTAGAACCAGTCAGTGTGCCTGTCATTGCCTGCGTACCATCAATCTTCAACAGTGATGAAGTGTCTTGTGTGCCAGTTGATGCGAACCAAGTGTCAGTTGCTGTTTTCAGCAATGTCATAATGCCGCGAACAATGATTTGTCCGCCAGACGCCCAAGGTGCCGATGTACCAGCAAGATAGACAGTCAATCCCGTGGTGTTCAACGTGATTGGACCGCTACCATTATTAGTGATAGAAATAATGGTATCAACTGGGATTGGTACAGCAGCATTTGTCGGAACCGTGATTGTCTGCGCCCCAGTGTTGGCACTAAGAATGTTCTTACCAGAATCACTTGCCGCGATTGTGTAATTGTTTGACTGCGGATTCTGCTCTAGAGTTAGTGAGCCAGCATTGAGCGCGGCACGAGCGGCATTTGCCGTAGTCGCGCCAGTACCGCCAGAAGTAATTGGCAGTGCTGTGCTAAGCGAAACAAGACCATCAATGAAGGTTGTGTTGCCGCGAATGTAATTGTGGTAGACACCGCCGGTCAAGAAACCGAAGTGAGTCTTATTGTCGCCTTGTGCTACCCCGTATGCCCCAGTTGAAATGAATGCGTTGGACGCTGTCGGTACTTGCCCAGAGATTGATGTCCCACTTGAGAACAACAAATTGCCGGTCATTGTGTCACCAGATTTCAGAATCGCATCAACGATCCCATATCCAGACAGCGTTGTTGGTTTACCAGTCACGCTAGCAAATGCTGGCGTAATAGTGACACCAGCACCAGCAGATACGATTCTTCCCTTTGAATCAACAGTGAATGGGGTAATTGCCGTTGAAACATTGTTATACGTACCAGCAACTACGCCTGTGTTTGTCAGCGCGAGCTGTGCGGATGTTGTAGTGATCGTTGCTTCCGAAGCATTATTCGTAGTCACCATCAAACCACCGCCAGGATACAGGTCAGCGATCAGCGCGCTGTTGCCGTCGAATGCTAATCCGGCGCCTTCCTTGACTGCGACTTCGCCGCCAACGCCGAGAGTGATACCACCACCGGCAGTATTGACAACAGGTCCAGATGATGGAATAAAGTTGATTGGGTCTACGCCAACAGACGTAATGATGTTGTTCTGAATCCAAGTAGATTTTCCTTGTGCTGTACCTTCAAGAATGTACAACGCGGATGTTGTAATCGCTTCAGCGGTAGCATAATCCGGCGCGCGAGACCAAGCGCCTGCTGACGCCAGATAGATACCATTTTCCGCTGGGACCGATTGGTCTTTAACCAACACACGCTCGCTCGTGGCAAGTGAGACACCGTCAATCAATAAAAGACCGCCAGCACCAAGATCGATGTTTGCTGTTGTAGCTGCTCTTGCTGGTTCAAACCAGTGCATACCGTTGACAAGACTATCAACATAGTCTTTGCGAGCTGCGTCAGAAGGATTCACCGGAGTAGCAAGACCAGTAACTGTGAATCCACCGGCATTCAAATTGCCAGTCATCGCGATTGAACCATTGCGATTCAATTTATTTGATTCAAGACCTGCGAGCAGAGTTGCGATGGTGCTAGACAATGCGGCAGCGCCTGATAATTGATTAATATCTGCCGCAAGAATGCCGCCAACTTCAATCCCGTCGAGCAGAGTATTTTGCGCAGTCGAAAGATGGAGTGAACCATTTGTCGCGTGAGTATTCAAATTAGTTTGAACTGCCGGGACAGTGATTGTTTCGAGTGTCGTCAAACGACCGTCTTGAACACCGTTTGCCGTAACAATACCATCAATCTGACCTTGGACAGATGATGTCACTGGCGTGGCACCAGCAAGGTAATTAACCTGAGTGAACGATGCTGTCAAGCCGTCAAGAAATGTATTCTGCGATGCTGACAAGTGAAGGCTAGCGTCTGACGCGTGAGAACCAGTATTCGACACAATTGTGTTCAACTGGTCTTGGATCAACGCGTTAACGCCGGCCAGACAATTGAAATTGAACGGAGTAACCGTTGAAAGATTAATACTGTCTAGAAATGTATTTTGCGTCGCAGTAATGTGTTGAATTGTATCGTAGATGTGATTGCGCGGAGACTGTTCCCCTTCAGCAAACATCTGCATCCAGATACCGTCCGTACCCATCGCAAACAGACCTGGTTGAAGTGTCAAGAACGGTGGGTTTGGATCCGGCAACGCAGAACTCAGGTAAAACAGTTCACCAGCATTTGCTGCGACCGGAAAGTCTGAACCACTAGCAATAGTGGCATTTACGATCGAAGAACCTTCAACGATATTTGGGCGATCAATAAGCATTCTATGTCTCTTTGAAATTGTGCTGTTATGTATTTATGGCAAACAGCACTATCGTCATTTGATCAGTTAATGCATTTATCCGTATTTCCCATATCGTATAAAGTATGTGCCGCGTGGTAGATGTTAGGCCAGCTATTTAGGCAGGTGCTTTCACTTCAAGACTAATAATAGCCCCAGCAGAATTAGCACCGCCCCAAGTCCATGACATGTTGTGAGCTGTATCTACGTCTTTAACTTCGTAATCATATACAACCACGCGCATCGGCAAAGGTCCTGGCACATTAAAAATATCGCGAATATGCAAGCTGGCAGGATTAGTAACCGAGACAACATTAAAGCTAGCATCCTGAATAGTGCCTGCAATCATCCCCAAGCCTACGCCATTCGGCGTTTCATTAGCCGGTTGCCAAAATGCCGGAGCCCAATCAACAGGACCGTATGCTGTGTGCAATTCTATTGTTGACGAAAATGCGATTACGGCATACGTCGGTACAGCAAATGCAGCTATAGCACAAGCCTCTACATAATCAATCGGGTCAAATGAAATTGATACCACCGAAGAAGGCGTCACATTTGCCGGAACATCAAAATAAAAAGCCCCAGATTCGAAATTTACTTCTGGCCCCGACGACATGTCATTAGAGGTCTGCACTTTGGTGATGGTGGAGCCGCCAACTGATGCACTCGACATGATAATCGTTGATGGGACGGCGAGAGCGGAAACCGCCGCTCTCGCCGTTGAAAAAATGAAAATTCTACGCGATGCCGGCGAGGTCCCGAAGTTAAGATTCATTGTCATCTGCGATCCGCCCGCAGTAGATGTTGCATGCCCGATGTATGTAGCGGATGTCAAAGGCGGTAAAACATTTGAAGCACCACGAAAGCCAGCAAGAGATATAAGACCGCTTGTCGGAACATTAGGCGCACCGCCGCTAACAATACCGGCACCACGGTAAAGAGATGCCATATCAGTTGTTCGTGTGGCGGCGAACCCGAATTCGAGGTTAATTGATTCGCCAGCGACAGATCCGCCGATGCTGATTGGTCCAGTTGTGTTTAACATTTATCGTCGCAATTCTAATGTGTCAGATCATATTTATTGATCTTACGATTTCTAGGCACCGATCATAAGTCAAGTCCGGTGATCTGAAGTTCCACCCAAAAGCGATTCGCTGAATGTCTTGTTTATTTTCTACGCCGTGAAGAACCAATGTATTTGTAAGATATGCGTTGTCTTTGATGCTGAACGTCGCATCAATTGATACTTTCGATTGATCAGCAATAAACGCTGGATGTCCATCGCCAGTAGTAACTAGATTTTCCTTTGGCGTCGAATAGCAGGTGGAGACTGCATTCTCATTACACCCTTCAATTGGGAAGTAGATTGGAATTGGGCGCCATACACGATCAATATGCGGAATCATTTGGGTGCGTGGAGGCATCTTTGTGATGGTGGCAGACTTACCCATATGCGGCAAAAGATCGCCAAAGACATCCCAAAGTGGGTCGCCATTACACTCGTGAACATCAAACCCGTTCACCATCTTTTCAAGACCCTCTGATTTTGTCCTGCCAAAATCGTATGACAAACCTTCTCGCCACATTGCGATGTTTCCGGTGCCGCGATATTCTTCTACTAAAGGCATCTTTGGATCAAAGTACTTGTAGTAAAGATCTTTGATTGCTTGAAGTTGTTCTTCAGAGAATTTGAGTTTTACGAAAAGATGATCGGTGTTCATTTTGAATCATTTAGGAAAACAATATCAACCATTAGACTTCAGCAGATTAGACAACCAACTTCCTGTGTCGAGTTCAAACCAACGGTGAGAAAATTTGCTGTCCTTTGGTTTTGCGTGATGATACGCGTGCTGCCATTCACCACCAAATGGGATGATGTATTCAAGGTACCAGCGATTCTGCGGTGCTCCGCCATAATGGCTGAGATTCACGTGAATGCGATTTGCTAGATGGACAGTAAACGTTGGAATTACGTTGACGAAGAGAAACAACGTCGGGCTGATCGCCAGCATTAACAATGCCCAACCAATAGCCACATACATTCCGTTGTTGTGAAGCCACAGGTGCTTCGGCATCTTTGATAATCGCACCGCTTGTCTTTTGAATTTCATTGGGGCAGGCTTGTAGCAATCAAGAAAGAAGCCGCGCCATCCGCGAATGTGTGTATCATCAGGGGTATCGCTCAGTGCGTGGTGCGCTGAGTGTGGCATAAATGATATTGGACTAGCATAGAAGTACATCACCGGCAAATACGCCATCCAATACATCACCTTCTCATTTGCTTCAAATGCTGAGTGCGAATAATAGCGATGAATGACCGTACTAAAAACGGTTGTGACAAGCAGATGAATTGCTAGACTAAGAAAGAAAAGATTTGACCACCCTTGCGCAAAGACAAAGGCGGACCCAATCATAGTAATTAGGAAAATCCGAGAGGTAAAGGCGTGAACGTGTTTCATTTATCTACTTGTGAATATGGGTACTCGATCCCGATGCGGCGCAATTCAAGATCAGTTAGCGTGGAAAAGAAACGGAATCCGCACAACGTTCTATTTGGATTTGTAGCAACGCCATTATGGAGGATCGTTGTGTTGACCAGCATTGGAGTGGTCAATTCGGCACGGCAGATTTCTTCTGTTTCGCTTGTCTTTGCTCGAGCAAAGTTGCTATTTGGTTCAAGACCAAATTCAGAGGCGTCCATCAAATTCACATTAGATGTTTTGTAGAACACTGTGTATGAACCGTCGCATTCTACTAGCGGGATGTTTAGCGATACTTCTGAGGCATATGGGTTGTAGGAGTCAACGTGGATGGTGTTGAGTTTTGAACCGACAAGTGAATTAGCAGAAAACAATAGGCGATTCACCTTGTGCGCGACTCCGCATCTCAACAACCAATCGTGCGTCTTTGGGCAGGCGACAAAAACGTCCTTAGCGAGAATGTTGAAGTACAATGGATTGGTACTTGTGCGTGGCGCATCCGATGCCTTCAGCGCCAGCAGTTCTTGTTGAATCTCTCCAAGATTAGGAATGTTGTAGCGACTGAAATACCAGTTCTCACGCATTGGAGTGTAGATCATAACCACTTCCCTACGATAACGTCTTCATCACCATAACCCATACGATGAAGAATAGGGCGAAAGTCATTCGACATCTTCACGTGCCAGGTAATTTTTGTAGCACCTAACTCACGCATCGCTTGCTCAGAGAATTTCAGCAACTTGATCCCAGTGGACCCAAGACGATATTCCTTCTTCAAGAATAGAACATCATTAGCGGCAACAATGATGTCTTCATAGTGAAGATGGGGTTGAACAATGAACCCGCTGTACCCAACGATGACACCTTCATCGCGAGCGGTAACAGCAAAGAATTGACCTGCCTTTTCAAGTGCCTCGTATCGTGCCCACACAGGTTTCAGAGTGACTCTTGCTTTGTTGAGTGTCAACTCTTCATAATGAGCGAGCAGCAGTTCTTTCACGTTCGGCAGAATATCGCCGAGCGGTTCCAATTGATACGTGATCATGATAGATTACTTTGTTGCGATTAATCGAGCGAACCAATATCCAATGTCAAATTGACCTGGTTCAGTGGCGTTGTTCAGCATGCGTCCTTTGCCTGCTTCGTGGTGCGACTTGTGTAACCATTCACCAGCGAATGGGAATGGGATGCCAATCCAGAATCGATTCAGCGCCCCAGACTTGTTGTGACTGTAGATGTAGAAAAGACCGCCAGTGATTTGGTGCCATGCCATTGGAATGAGATAGCAGAACAAGAAGAAATTGAATGAGACCAGTGAGGCAAGAATCGGAAACATCAACACAAACAGCACCGCATACTTGTGAGTGTAGTAATGATTCGCTTCACGAAGCAACCACTTCACTTTTGGAAGTGTGTAGGTAATCTGCTTGTGCTTCAGACGAAAGAAATACTTGAACGTTGTTTCGTGTGGGTCACGCTCAGTGTCAGAATACAGGTGATGCCCGAGGTGAATGAACACCCACATGTATGAACTACCGTTTCCAAACCCTGTTCCCCAAATGGAAAAGAACCATTGCCAGAACTTGTTTGTTTTGAAAGCGCGATGAGAGAACAATCGGTGATTGCCGACCGATAGTGTGAACATACAGATTTGGTACGTGATGAACGTGCCAATCAACCAGTATGCGCTAACCGCACCAGTGTAAAGAAGGCTGCCGCCGTAGATGATTCCGGCGATACCAACCCAAGTCATCAATGTGCGCATCCAAGCGCGAAAGTAGAAGTTCATAATGTAGGAAATCTTAGTGCTAACACTCTATTTAGAGCAGTAGCAACCACATCTCCTTTTCGAACTCGAATTTGTGTAGGTCCAGTAAAAGTCTTCTCCCCGATTGACAACTGTCCATCTACTAAGAAGATATTTGAACCGTTTTCAAAGTTCTCTGATTGTCCTTCTTCGACCAAAAGACTTGTCACGCTCGGGACGCCTTTTGGGTTCGACACATATGGGACGCACACCCAACGCGTTTCTTCAGGATAGAGACACTGAATATTTCCAGTGGTCGCCGCGATAGAATTCTTTTCAGAGTTCAACCACCCGGCAGTTCTATCTTGAAGACGTTCGCCGGTCTCAACAACCGTAACTTCTGATCGTCCGGAGATGATGTAATAAAGACCGGCAGCGTACGCACCGTCCTTAGTAAGTGGTGTAACGATTTTGCTGCCGGCATCAGCAGTACAAAGGAAGACCACATGCCCAAATGCCGCATACGGAACAGGCAACATCATATTGTGTTCTCCTCTGTTTCGGCAAGAACCTTCTGAACAATTGATCGAATGAATATTTCATTCATCTGCTCAACATCCGGTGAAGTCCATGTCGAAACAGGTTCAAGCATACCGCCTGGTTCTGGAGTAACTTCAACACCAACGAGCGACATGACTTCGTCTAACGAAACTTTTTGTTTTGGTTTTAGAAGATCTTCCTGCTTTTCGATCCAATGTTTCGGCGCGTGAATCATTACAAAATTTATCAGATCGCGCCCAGTTGGAAGCGGGGATGGGAGATCAATACTGACATCGGTGCGAGACTGTCGAATTACCCCGTCAAGAACGTCTACTGCTAGCATTTCTTCTGTGATCAAATCCGAATAGAATCGAACCACAAAAGAATGCTCTGCTTCGTTGACAGAAACAATTTTGAATTTTATCATATGTGTATGCGAAGTTTGTTTATACCACTGGTCCAGATCGTGTACCAGTTACTAACCATGTGATGTTTGAATCTCCAGACACAGCATTACCCTGTCCGCCTGTTGGTCCAGCAGCGCCATACGCACCGCCAGCACCGCCAGCACCGCCGAATCCATATCCTCCCCAAGTGCCGCCACTGTAGTTTGATCCAGCTGACCCGTTACCGCCAGCACCGCCTGAACCCCCGCCATTTGATATTGCTGCGCCTGTTGCCACAGAATATCCACGACCGCCTGCGGCACCGCCGCCATACGCAACTATTGGTGTTTTACCGCTGTAGGTTTGATACCGTGTTCCGCCGCTTCCACCGCCACCACCTCCGGATGGAACGCCAGGTGCTCCGCCTGGTCCTCCTGTACCACCAGCGCCGCCGATGATAGAAGAGTTGTTCGTAATCGAAACGGCAGAAGAGACGCTCAACGCGATGCCACCAGCACCACCAGCACCGCCGATGCCACCAGATCCAGCAGCACCACCGGCGCTCCCATGCCCGCCACCAGCATACTTCGCATTCGCATTCGCCGCCCCGCCTGCGCCACCAGCGCCGGCAGTCCCGTTTGTCCCAGTACTACCAGCAACCGCGCTGTTTGTACCGATAGCGCCGGTGATTGTCCCGTTGTTAATTAGTTTTACGCCACCAGGAAACGACCCAGTAATGGTCAATGCTGGTGTCGCAGTTGATGAAGAAGTAATTGCGCCGTTAAGAGTTGCGATTACAGGTTTTTCTCCATCCCATCCAGCGGCAAGTGCCTGAGTTCGCAAGTCAACATTGGCGCCTGGAGTCAATGTGAATGAGAACGCGCCAACGCTCCCCCAATGCCCCATCATCATTTGGATTAGTGCTGCCATTTCGAATTAACCTGCGATTTTGAGAATATACGATTGTGTTGTTGCTACACATTGAGTATCAGCAACTTGTACAGGGATCTCAACAGGACCAGTAAAGGTCGTGCCATTGATCACAACTGAACCTTCTCCAAGAAACCATTTTTCACCTGATGAGATCAGAGTTGATGATGCTGGGGCAAGCGATAGACTTTGAACTGTTGGGAGCACATTTGAATTGCCGACGAACGGGATAACAATCCAAGTTGAATCTTCAGCAAACGTACAAACCAGAGTTCCTGGGGTAGCAGCATTTTCAGAAGCATGTTCTGAGTTCAACCAACCCGGTGTTCTGTCGACAAGTACTTCATTAGTTTCTTGAACATGGAGTTGTGCCTTCCCTTTTAAGAAGTAATAAATCCCCACTGGATATTTTCCATTAGCGTCAAGTTCAATGAACTGGACTTCACCGCTTGTTGCGGTTGAAATAAAAGCATTGTAACCGAAGATTGTAGTTTGAGATGGTGTCATGTGAATTCCTAAGTGTGTCGTGAGTATTTATCGCGCTGATTTATCTAGCAAGCGCAAACTTGGTTGGTGCCTCAGCAAAGGCGGCAAACATATATGTTTGCCCATTAGAATTTGCCGGGGCAAAGATTGTTCGTACCTTAAATCCAGTAGCGGTGAAGTCTATCGACAGGACGCTTAAAGGATCTTCTGCTAACGGCACATTTAAGAATAACGCGTGTGCTGCCACCATTGGCGCTGAATTGAATTTGTCGCGGGAAGAATCAATAACAACCCAATCACCTGCAGAAGAAATACATTTGACCATCACATACGCCGGTCTGAATCCGCAGTTGACAAATGGTCCATTTTCATTACCGTTCCCGATATATGTTCCAAACTTAGAGAATCCAGGAACTTCAGACCAGAGGTACGCGATGTGTGATGAAAAGTTTTCATTGACACCTGCCCAGGTGTCTACATAGAAAGTAGTCGATGTTGGGGCAACACCGGTCCAAACTGACAGACCATTATTAGTTGATGCGTAATCAAGATTCAAATACAGATTGTCGGTGATTGGAAGCGAATAGAAATACACACCCCAACTCACAGCGCTGCTATCAATGTTTTTAATCCACATCATTTTTGGAACAGCGCCCAGCGAATGTGAAATACCTTGGTTATATCCAGTGCCGGCGTATTGAACAACGTCAAATCCAGGAGTCACGCCCTTCTTCCACATCCACGAAACATATGTTCTACCAGGTTCACAAACGTTTTTATTGTAGTCAGTGTTTGTTGGTGGATTCGTTCCTGATCCTGCGGCAGATTCAAGGTATCCATTTACAAAGTTGACGATATACCCGTATGTAAAAGTGTCCAAACCCGTACCAACTGACAGACTGGTGTTAGTGTTTAGTTCTTGAGTAGCGCCTGGTCCACGAACTGAATCATAGACCATGCTGTTGTTCGCAAATGACTTAGACTTGTAGACGACAAGATCAGGAATAAAACCAGGTGTTGTTGCGAGATACGTTGTGTAGTCAGTTGACCCAAGATCAACGCTGATAGCGTTGAAATAGGCATTTGACTTTACAATTGTCGGTGTTGCCAGATTGCCAGTATGAAGCGCATTATGGTCCGCCGGCGCAGAGTATGCGAATGGGCGCTGTCCAAAATTGAAAGTGTAATTTAGACCAGTGGATCCTGACCCATCGCCGCAGGCAAAAACATATTCACCAGAGAACGGGGTTGAGATCGCTCCCATCGATACACCGTTCTTGTAGAAGGTAATCGTTTGAGCAGCGAAATCTACAGCAATGCCGATAACATCGCCGGAGTTGGCTGCTGTTCCATATGCTGAAACAGTACCAGCAATAAACTTGGTGCCGTCATGTGGATAATACGCAATGCCGCCAACTTGATTGTAGAATCCTTGATTTGGGCGAGCTGTTGCTGGTGCGATGCCTACAACGCCAGCATCTGTCTGCGAATTGATCGTTACTTCACAGTACCACTTACCGGCAGACATTGACAGCGTTGAGACGACAGTTTCACTTGTCGGGGCATTTGACGATCCGACATCTAAGTTGCCATTCGTAATTGAGAAGTCGCCAACAACAAAACTTAGACGATTCAGCACAGCATAATTTCCAGCTGTGGATGTAACTGCTGGCGAATCATTCATCGCATCGTAGGTATTGCCTGCTGTGATGCTAATGTTGTTCGTGATCCAGAAATTACCGTTGCTCGAAGTATCTTTACCAAGTCCAACATTCGATGATGTTGTTAATGCCGAACTATCCTGAAATCTTAGGTAATATCCAGTTGTCCCGAATGGTCCAGAAAAGTCTTTAGGGGTCCACTGACCAGTAACCAAATCGACTTGCCCAAAACTGGTTGGCGTCAAAGCCTGTCCATCAGCAAATGCGATGTCTGACATATACCCATCAAACTGTTGAAATGCGCCATATATATACGATCCAATCCGGTGCAATCCATTAGCGGCATTCACATACTCATTGGTATTCTGAGCAGGATATGTCGACTCTGAAAAAGAAGTAACTTGGTCTCCGTTGACATAAATCTTTACGCGGTTGGCAGCAACTGCTTGGACTGTGTCCATTGTTATGACAATATGATACCAAGCAGATGCGTCACGATACATCGCTTTGGATGTGTTACCCCATAGTCGCGTTCCAATTCCACCGACATCAAATGAGTATGCTGTCAAACGCTGATTGGAATCAAATCCAAAATTGAAATGTCGATTATCTGCTGGCGAATAGCACATAAACAATTCTTGCTGAGTAGGAAGAAAGGCGCCTCGTTTTACCCACGCGCTCCATGTCCATTTTTGTCGATTGCCAGCCGAGGCAATCGTTCGACTCAGCGATGCCGGGGCAGTCGATCTGAATCTTAGACTTTTTTGGTCTGTGACTGGCGGAGTTGGAGGAGTGTATGTACCACTTCCGCCTCCAAATCCAAAAAGAAGTTTCTGTAGATTTGACATTAATTATTTCCTGATACGACAAAGCGAGGACTAGGTATTTAGTCCTCGCAGATCGTTCACCTTTATGTCAATCCAGTACCTGAAATAATCCATTCAGTTGCTGTAATCTTCAGAGCAGTAGCAACACCATTTGCCGCAAGTGTACGAGTGCCTGTTGTGCCTGCGCCTGCCAAACGCATTGTATCGGCAGTGATAGCAATTGAGAGCGCTCCAGCACCATTCTGATTAACGAATGTCAGCGCCGTTCCAATTGGGTACGCCACATTGGCATTGCTGTCAATTGTGTAGGTGCGTGCTGTAGTGTCTGCTGCTGGGTGAAGAATGTGCTTGCCAGAATCTGTCAACACCGTTGTGTACGCTGCGCTCTGAGCAACTTGCGGAACAATCTTTGTGCCAACCTCAACACCGCCTGTTGTGATAGATGACCCATCGCCGACAAATGAACCGGCAGTAACTGAGCCAGAAGCATTAATCGATGTCGGGGAAATTGCACCAAGCGACAGAGTAATAGCCGGTGTTGTAGTTGGTGTATCAACGGTTCCAGAAATCCCATTCGCTGTGTTTACAGACACAGATGAAACAGAACCAGATGTCGCGGAAGTGGCAATTGCCCCCCATGCGGATCCAGAGTAAACATACATTCCGGCATTAGCGCCATCTGTACGATAGAACATCTCACCTGAATTTGCTGAACTTGGGAACGCAGTTCCAGTGTCAACGGACAAGTTCTTAATTGTTGAACCTTCTGAGAGGGTTAATCCATCAATACGCATTTTTATTTCCTAGAAGTTTGGCTGCTTTCTTAGCAGCAAAGATAATCTTTAACAAGACTATTTATAGGTGGGCACCCCAGATGATAAAACATCTGCAAGATGATTCGTACGTTGTCGTAAATACGAGTACACACCACTATCAATCGCATTAAAACAATGACATTTTGCACGTATATCTACCGTGACCCTAAGACTTCTGCCATTGTCTATGTTGGTAAAGGGGCGATGTCTCGTCCGAGAAGCCACTTAAAAAAGTCATCAAAGACTAGACTTAGCTACTTGTTAAGAAAACGACTCAGCGAAGGTTACGTTCTAAATCCTATAATTATTAAAGCAGAATCTGATGCTGATGCTAAAGAGATGGAAAGATTGTTGATAGCATTAATTGGGCGCGAGGACCAAGGATTAGGCCCTTTATTCAACCTCACAGACGGTGGTGAAGGTATGACAAACCCTTCATTGAAGACTAGACAACTTTTAAGCGAAGCAGGAAAAGCATCAAAAGCAACTTTCGAAACTCAAGAGAGATGGCGTTCTTCAACATCCAAAGTTTTTGCGTCTGATGAATACAAGATCAAGCGAAGCCAAGCCTCAAAAGCGCTTGGGGCGAGAAAAGAAGTTCAAGACTCAAAAAGAAAAGCTATGTCAACCTTTAGATCTATTCCTGAAATCAAGGAGCACTACGCAGATATGATGCGTGAACGATGGAAAGATCAAGAATATAGGAAGAAAATGTTCCAATCTCACGGGAAACAATGCACCGTTGATGGCTCTACGTTTTATAACAGCGCAAAAGAGCTCTGCGCTGTTCTTGGGTACGGTAAAGACGGTTATAGATCCCCAACATTTAGGTACGTATGATTACATTTAAAGAGTTTCTGTCAGAGCAAATTATAAATGAGGGCGGGAAAGCAACTGCCGCGCAAGGCACAATTCGCGCAACAAAACGCGATATTATAGCCGCCTTAAAAAAAGTGTCAAGAGTCATCGGTATTAGGTACGAACAGCTAGTTGATGACCTCCTTGGGTCTACCAGGCAGACATTAGAAGGCACAAAAAAAGATTCAGGCGACCTTGATATTGCTATCGAGGATAATGAAAAGCGCAAAGAGTACGAAGACAAAATGGTAAAGGCCTTTGGAACACCGAGAAAGACAGGTAAGAATGTTCTTTCGTATGCTGTGCCAACTTTTAACGAAAGAAAAGTTCAAGTTGATTTAATGTTTGTGCCAGACAAGAATTTTGCAAAATTCTCATACCATTCAGAACCTGGATCAAAGTTCAAGGGTGCTATTCGAAACCTTCTGATCTACGCTCTCGTTCTGAATTCTGCCGAGAAGGATAAGGACTTGCGAATCAAGGACGAAGAAGGTAACGACATTGTTCGTGCTTCACGATCCTTTCAACTCGACACCGGACTGAAGCGAATCTTCAAGGTCGCGCCAATGCGAAAAGACGGAAAGGGTCGTGTAAAGACTTCTGTCAAAGCAACGCCAGATGAAGTTGAAGCAACCATCAAGGCGCTCGGTCGTTCTGATAAGTTCAGCAAGGAAGAGGACACTGTTCGTGATCCAGACACCTTTGCTAAAATGCTGCTTGGACCAGGCGCCTCTGCTAAGGACTTAAAGACCTCTGCTGAGAATCTCATCAGCACCATCAAGAAGAAACGTCCTGACGCCGCCCAGGTGTTCAAGGACGCACTTGCTGACATAGACCGTCAGAAACTTTTTGCTGACGATCAAGAGGCAAGAAAGTTATTTGTCTCTCTTACGAAGTAAGGCGAGAAACAGTTTCTTTCAATTCGTTGATCTGTGTTTGCTGCTCATTAACAGCAGCAACCAACAACGCAACTAGACGCTCGTATTTCACGGTCAGGTACTCAACGTTGAATGGCGCAGGCACAACAGCATCAGGCATAACCTTCTGAACTTCTTGTGCGAGCAAACCGTGTTCGTGGGAACTACGTGGAGCAAAACCAAGTCGACGTGTCTTCTCAAGATCCCAATCGTATTCGTAACCGCCGAGTTGAGCAACCTTGTCAACGGCGTTCTTAATCACCGTGATGTTCTTCTTCAGGCGGGCATCTGATGCGTAAGCAACTACATCGCCGGCAGTTGAAATACCAGTTGCGCTGTAGATCGATCCGGTCGTTGAGAAGTTTCCATTTGCTGGGTTAATCGTGAGACGGTCAGCGGTCACAACACCAGCCCCATTGGTTTGTGCTAACGCTAAAAGATTCGAAGAATTGATATACCACATTCCGGCAATAACGCCTGGTTTGTGTAGTTCAAGGCGCGGCGTTACGGCAGATGCATTAAAGTATCCGCTGTCAGCAGCAACAGCCGTTCCAGCAGCGATCGAATTCTGATTTACCCAAACTGGCGTGCCAGCACCGCCAGACTGAAGAATTTGACCAGCAACGCCTGCCAAAGTTGATCCGTACTGCGCTGTCGTTGATCCAAAGACAATACCGCCTTGAGTTACGCTCGTTGCGCCTGTACCACCGCGAGTCACGAGCAGAGTATTTGTTGTTCGTGAATTGATGTCGAGGTTGCCAGATGAATTCACCAAGTTGGTGTAGTACGATCCGTGCTGACCGTCAAGCAAGTCGGCATCAAGTCCAGATCCAGCGCCGTCATTTCCAGATGACCAAATTGTCGCGCCACCTGAAACCGAAGGTGCCGATGTGAATGTCCAATTGCCTGAAACCAGCATCTGCGATGTTGCTGTGTCCCAACCAATAGATCCTACGGTGCCGCCAGAACCATTAACAAACTTGACCGTTCCTGGGTTGTTATCAAGACTAATGTCAACGACAACGCCGCCAATGCCTGAAGCACCAGATGGAATTAGTGCCCCGCCGACATGAAGACTACCAGTCATTCGGTTAGTACCTTCAAGTTCAACGTAGTTCTTCAAACTCGAAGCTTGCTTCCAGCTCAGACCAACTTGGTCGCCGATGACTGCGGTATTAAAATCCTGCTTGAAGTTGTAAACGTACAGTCCAGGTTCGCCACCAGCATCTGCGGTTGTCTTGAAAAAGAGAGCGCCATCTGGCGCCTCTACGTTTACAGGGAGCGATGCGCCGTAGCTGATTGTTGTGCCTGTGAGAGTTCTGATCATTTTGTCGTCCTAGAAATAGGGTTTGCTTACATCTGTTATTTATGCCTTTAGGCATCTGAACCAAGTTTGGAGATGCGCTTATTCGGTTCTTTGATAAAATCAATGTAACTGTTGAAAGAATATTAATGAGTTACAAGACCCAAATTTTAGAGGCATACGATCGCCTCGGATTCGCTCCGCGTGGTAAACAACTTGACCACGTAGAGAGAATTATTGGCGCAATGCTGGATGACAATATGCGACACGTGATCCTTTCCGCCCCAACAGGTACCGGTAAGTCGATTATTGGTGCCGTTGTCGCAGATGCCGTTCACACGATCAAGACACCTTTTCAGGACGCAAATGCCTCGTTTCTGTTGACCGCTACAAACGTTCTTGGGCAACAATACTACGACACATTCTCCAACCCGAATGATCCTCGTGATACGACCTTTCGCTTCATTAAGGGCGCATCAAACTACACGTGCGATGCCTTGTCAACACCAGAGGAACAGCAGACTGCCGAAAATTGTTCAATTCGAATTTTTCAGAAGACCGGAATGGACGAGGTTCTTGCCGCGTACTGTAACAACTGCGAGTATCAAATCAATCGATCACTTCGCGACAAAAGTCGCCACTTGATCACGAACTACTCGTACTACTTCACAGATCGAATGGCGTCCGAGTTGCTGGCAAAAAGAACGGTCTGTGTATTCGACGAAGCGCATTTGCTGAATGATCTGTATACTGATCACTGCGCGATCAACTTCACAGAAAAGGGATTGAATCTTACTGCGACTGAGGTGTCTGAGACCCTGAGTTTGGGTCACACAGAAATCTTCAAACATTTGAAGACTATCGGCAGCTTGCTAGCAAATGAAAAAATCACCAATGATACCTACATGTCGGTGATTAGATTACTCGCAGACGTCTATATCACGATCGCCGAGGCATCGGAGCAGGAAGCAGAACGCAATATTCGGAATCGCGATCGCTACCTCAAGATCAATAAGATGATGAAGAAGTACTTTGGGCGCGCCGGAAAGATTCTCGATCTTCTTGAACACGAGTATCCGCACGTCTTCGAGTACAAAGCGAAGAGTCCAAAGACCGGACAGGCAGATCACGAAGTGATCATCAAACCTATTTTCGTCAGCGCAATGTTTGAGAAGTTGATTAATGCTGATCACAACCTTTTGATGTCAGCGACGATTAGCGAGCAATATGCGAAGCGGACACTTCAGCTGGATCCAGCTGACAAAGTGAAACACATTCGACTTGACCCACAGTTCCCTCGTGAAAACAAAAAAGTCATCTTCTACAAACCGATGACATTGAATTACACATCGATGAAGGATGCCGAGACCATCAAGAAACTGTGTGTCAATACTTTCCAAATTGTCAAACATCACACTGACCTTGGCGAGCGTGGCATTATTCTTGCGCCATCATTCGCAATTGTTGAATCGATTGCCGGAACTTTGCGTGGCGCACTGGATGCCAAACAAGTCAAAATCTTTGAACACGTTCGTGGCGAAAAACTTGTTGATTGGATCGAAGCGTTCAAGGCGTACAACAAGGGTCCTGCTGTATTTTTGACACCATCCGGATTTGAAGGTCTTGATTTGCCTGGTGACCTGAGTCGCTATACCATTATGGTAAAAACCCCGTTTGGCGCTTTAGGCGATAAGCGAATCAAGTTGATCGCTGACGTTTATCCGGATATTTATGCACACAACGCATTAGCAAAACTCACACAGGGGGCAGGAAGATCTGTTCGTTCTGTTGATGATTATGCTACAACGTATATCTTAGATCAATCTGCGCAACGATTGTGGACCTCAAAACAGAATGAATGGCGTGATGAATTTTCTGTTTCATTCGCTTCTGCGCTTAATTGATCTCCCAGACCGGTGTTGGTTCTGTCCTTGTTGTCGCGAACAATCTAGGACCTCCCAGCCAGCAAGTTTCCCGCTGAAGACTTGGTTCTTACTTCTGAACTTGATCAACATCTGATAACTCAACCCGAGCCCCTGTATGAATTCTTTTCCTGATAGGTTCTCTGGTTGAGATAAGACAACACCATCTGGTGATCGAAGAATCCACTTAGTGGTGTTAGCATTCTTAGCCCCAACGGATGTGCCATTCATCTTCATAGAGGCACTAATAGCTTTCCCGAGCGCTGCTCGTCGCGAGTCGTCGACGGTATCCCAATATTCTCTGTTTCGTTGTTTGATCAAAGCACGTGTTTCGGCTGTGCGCTTCAGCCCGCGATTTTTTAACCCAATTGCCGCTGCGACTTCTGGCGTATTCGCCCTGCCGCGCCTAGCCTCTGATATTTTCCGCCGAGTTTCATCAGACTTCGGACCATAATTTATCCACTTACCTTGTGCCCGATTTATAGATTTGTTCAACATCCCTTTGTGGTGCTTAAACTCAAGTTGCCAATCCATTTCTCTGGCAACAACTTCTTCTGTGGTCTTCCCTTCTTGGAGACGGATGATTTTCCATTTTGACACATCCTCAAGTATCAATGGTCTAGCATATTTTGAAGATGTAAAATAAGTTTTTAGCAAATTCTCAGGATTAGCATCAACCCCATATTTGGATCCTACATAAAGATGCCCGTTGACAGATTCTAAGATGTATGTATATGGTATTCTCATTTAGTCTCCTATCTAGACATCTATTTATCATCTGCTGAACCTAAACCTCGATCGTCGCCACCCGATCGAATGGTAGAATTCAACAATGACAAAATCACTTGAATCTCTCGTCCAAGCAGCTAATTATCGCGGGCGTCGCGGCAGAACTTATAAATCAAAATTAAGAAAACAGATGGCAAAAACATTCAACGACGATTCAACATTCCATCACAACGATGCTGACGGTCAGGTTGTTCTTGGTGTGTATGGTGCCGAGGACTGGATTGCCGCATCATGGACTAAAGAACGGTATCTCGCCGGCGAAAAGACTTCACAACTCAACGGTACCTGGATTACTGGGACAGCGTTTAATCTTCAAGCCTTTGCTGAGGAACATTTCACCCATTACGTGTTCTTCGACGCTAATAGCGTAACCGGATACACGAACGACGCGATGGTCAAGGTTATGACCAGCCGAAATAAGATCGATGCTGAAATCTCTGGCGACATTGGCTCCACTAAAGAGTGGGCAACTTTCTTTGATACCAATTTTAAGAAGGCTGAATCGCTCATTGAGTGGGTCTACAATTCTCATGGCGATGACATCAGCGTTCCGCTGAACTATCGTCCGGCAATTCGCACTGCTTACCCTTGGATTGATTCGTCCTATGTCAACATCACTGATTACATTGATGAGTACATCAACTCTGAAGCGAGTGTTCTAATTCTGATTGGGCCTCCTGGAACAGGAAAAACAACGTTCATCAAGAACTTGATCCATCGCAGTAATTCAAATGCGAAGGTGACTTATGATCCTAAGATCATGATGGACGACGGGTTCTTCGCCGGCTTCATTGACGTCGAAACACGATTCCTGATTATGGAAGATGCTGACGAGTTCCTTCAATCGCGCGTTGAAGGCAACACGATGATGCATAAGTTCTTGAACGTGTCCGACGGCCTGATTTCAGCCGCCGACAAGAAGATGGTGTTCTCCACGAATCTGCCGAATGTTGCGGATATTGACGAAGCGTTGATGCGGCCAGGTCGTTGCTTCGACGTTATGCAGTTCCGCGCTTTGACTCGCGATGAAGCGAAGGCAGTTCAAGCAGAAGTAGGACATACAGGCGAATTGCCAGACGGTAAGGAAATTACCCTTGCTGAAATCTTTTCAGCACAGCCATCTGGCAAAACTTTCGTTCGCCGTAAGATGGGATTTGTATCGTGACAATCAAAACGCGAAAAGATCACACACCAACAACCCTTGGTGAAGGACCATTTCAAATCGGTCTGACATATGAGCAACTTCAATTGCTTGGTGCCTTTCTCAGCATCACCAAGTTGGGTAGCGGTACTTATCAAAATGCGGCATATGAGTTGATGAGCACCATTGAGACAATGGTTGACGACAATGATTTCTCAATTGATGCTCTCGGAATTGTCTTGCCAAAATTCTCCATCCACGACGAAAACACATACGATGTGATTCAGACCGTTGACGGAATGTATATCTCAATCGATGTATGATTAATTCTTTCTTTGAAATTCCAGAAGAAGTCATTTGGGAAATGACATTTGACGACGGTCGTAACGAATATCCTGAAGGATCGTACGAAGAGCCGGTAAAGATGCCGAAGAAGAAAGCAAAATTTATTGCCTGTAGAAATTGTGGCTTTCCAAATCTGGAGCAGGTAAACACACCTAATGGACCTCAATTAGTCTACACAAATAGATCGTTGAAGGGTAAACTTCATGCTTGCGACATATGAGTTTTGCCTCACTCACAGAAGCGCAGAAACGACAGTTCGCTCGTAATTGTGTTGAACGCAAAAAGGCGTTCACTGCTTGGGTCAACTCAAAATCTATTCAACCTGAAAAGACTATTCTGATTGTTGGCGATCGTCCAGGTCCAAAGGCGCCGCAAACAGATGATTACCATCACACCCCGTTCTATAGCAAAAAGTGGAGTGGCGGATGGTTGAACAAACAACTCGTTCTTGCTGGGATTGACGAGACTCACCTCATGTGGATCAACTCAGCAACGTGGGATGGTGTTCCAACAAATCCGGATATTCTGACAGCAAAGAAGTGGAACATCGTCATTGCGCTCGGCAACAATGCCGCGAAATGGTTGTCCTCAAATGGCGTCGGGTATTCTAAAATCGACCATCCGCAGGCGCATCGTAGGTTCAAAACCAAAGAAGAATATCCGCTCCTTCGTCTCATTCAGCGATTGAGTGCTTGAACCAAAAGACAGGTCGCCGGAGTCGCAGCGAATGTTACAATTACAAATCACATCAGGAGAGTGAACAATGTTATCATTTAACAAACCAACGCTAGTCACAATCACAGCACCAACTTGTAGCGGCAAGAACTATCTCATGACTGCCCTTCAGTCAGAATTCAAGTTCAACAAAATTGTCAGCACAACGACTCGCGAAAAACGAGACGGCGAGGTTGAAGGTGTTGACTATTATTTCATCTCTGACCTTGAGTCACGTCTACGCGAACGCGAAGCGAAGTTTGCAGAACTTGTTACTTTTCGCGGCACACGATACGGTGTCACACACGACGAGATGAACGACAAGATGTCTGGACCAAATCCGCCAATGGTTATTCTTGAACCAAACGGTGTTGAGATTTATGAAGCAATGTGTATTGCCAATGGGTGGGACATTTTCAAAATCTACATTCACGCTGTTGAGTCGTTGCGTCTTGAGCGCCTTCTCTATCGAACGATTCGCGACCATTCATCTGCTGAAACACCAGATGGTCGTGATCGAGTTTTGAGAACGCACATCGACCGCACGATTTCGATTACCGGCGATGAGCGTCGTTGGTCTAATTCAAACACTTGGAATGCTATTGTTCCAGGTGATAACCTAAAGGCAGCGCTTGCCATGATCGAATACGGAATCGCTTGGTGTAACAAGCGAAACGCCGAATTGATGGTGAACTGCTAAAGAATGCTACACCACAGGTGGCATCGAGGGAAACCTCGTAACTATGAAAAGGAAAATCCATGTCAGTAAAAATGAAAAATGCTTTGAAGAGCAAGTCGCTTCAGACGCTGCTCGAAACACGTCGCCTCAAAGTTGTCTCAACTGAGCGTCAACTCGCCAATGGAACTATTGCTCTCACCGGCAAGATTCGCAAGCAACCGGTCTCTTACAAGATCACTGCCGCTGGTGCTGTTCTCAGCAATGAGTTCGTTGCTCGTCGTGTTGCTGATTACCAAGCAGGTATCAAGGCAGTCGCCGAACTCGCTTCCAAGCGCGCAACTGCTTAATAGATCTTCATGATCCTAGTACCGCCAGAATGTTTTGATGTTCTGGCGGTACAATCGTTTTATCTTCTGGAAAATCTATGAACGAACTAGCAACAACCTGTATTGACAGACAAATCGCTGCACTAAGCAGACTCCACGGAGTTATCGCAACTGACGAATACAACACGATCGTCGAGATGGTGACAAACATTGCCACCCAAAATTACAGCGCGCGAGTGATGATTGCCGGTGTCGGTAAGAACTCGAACATCGCCTCAAAAATTTCAGAAACGATGGCGTCGCTTGGCATCCCGTCGATGTCGTTAAATGTTTCCCATCTTGGTCACGGCGATTATGGAATGGTTGGTCATAATGACATCATCATCCATATCAGTCGCTCTGGCACAACACGCGAAATGGTTATTGCCATCGAGCATCTTCGTCTGATTCGACCAAACGTGAAGCAAATTCTTATTCACTGTAAGAAGGACAAACCAAAGAATCCAAATGTGGATGTTGAGTTGTTCATTGGCGCAGTTGCTGAAGGCGATGAGTTCGGTCTGGCACCAACAACATCTACCACTGCGCTGTTATGTACCCTTGACTGTATCTCCGTTCAGGTGTCACACAACATCGGGTTTCAACGTCTTGACTTCCTAAAATTCCACCCTGACGGTGCCCTTGGCGATATGCTAAAGGCAGAGCAGAACAAAGGACAAAAATGAATCTCGTCATTGTCGCTGGAGGGTTAGGCAGTCGCCTTGCCCCGCTAACTAATCACATCCCAAAAGTTCTTGTCAATATTGGCAAGAACACAGGTTATGTTGAGATGGTTCG